CTCCTACCGTGTGGCGTTCATGGTGCCCGACCCGTTCGTGGATGGTGACCTGTACGTGGTCCGTGAGTACAAGGATTACGGTGACTTGACACCCGTCTTGGATGATGCTACGATTGAAGCGGTCGCTACCCTTGTGGAGTGGCTGGGTTCGCAACGTGACGTTCGGGGAGAGCGTGACGCTGTGTACCGTTCCTACTACATGTAGTAGTTAGCGTTCGGTTGGTGGATATAACACCCATCGGTTACGGTGGGTGCCACTATCTGTCCATCGGACGATGCACAGAACCACACACACGGTGTGTGTGGATTGACACATACGGAGGTATGTCATGTTGAAAGCAGGAGTGTTGTTCCCGACCGGTAACGGAACCTATCCGGACCCCGTGTTCATTGACGATTACAAGGACATTCAGTCGGCGGTCGGTGGCGTGTTCACCACCGTGTCGTTCCGCACCGAAGCAGACGGACGCGAACTTGCGTTGGTCGGCTACCTGCCCGACGAAATGTACGAACGCAATCAGGACACAATCAACTGGTACGCCAGTGCCCTGTTCCAGCAGGAACTGTACGGCCCGTGCGTCGTGACATGGGCGTTGTCCCCCAACGGCTATTATGATGGTGACATTCACGACATGCCCGAGGATGTGTCCGTGTTCCTGTTCGGACCCTTCACGCAGAAGGTTGTGGAAGCGTACACTCAAGCAGGGTTGATGGGCATGATGTTCAACAACGCCGTCAGGGATGGTGTCCTCACGGAGGATGAGTTGGATGAACTCATGGACTTCATTGAAGCACAAAACAACGACGACACCAGCGACTACACGGATGCCGACCGCATCCGCATGTTGGTGCTGTTGAACCGTGTGGAGAACTACGTTCTCATGGAAGAACTCAAGCAGAACAACGATAGTCAGGAGTCATAATGGCTAAAACTGGTACGGACGGGGCGGAGAAATCCGCCCCGTCATACAAGGCAGGTAAGTACAAGTGTCCGAAGTGCGCGAACACTATTCAGGTGTTCATCACAATGTCAGCCCCGCCTGTGTGCGGGAAGCACCCGACCGGTGCCGTCATAATGGAGGTAAAAAAGTGAGCAGTTACGATGCACAAGCGGTGCATGCCGCATGGATGGAAGTGGACAAGGAACGCCTAGGGGCGTTGCGTATGGCGAATGAGGAGATTCGCAGATTGGAGAAAGAAGTGGAACGGTTGAGTGAACGTCGGGAGATTACGGAGTTCATTACGGTGGACCAAACGGAGAATGGGCGTATTCGCATGTCGGTCCACCTGTTGGATGACCCGAACCAAACGGTGTTCTCGCTGGTGCGAGACACGTACTATGAGTGTCTGCGTGATTGGAAGAAGTTTGATGGATGGATGGTGAACCAATGAGCGGATGTGGCGTGGACATGCACGACGACGACTGCCTGTGTGATGTGGTCATCACGGACCCGACCCCTATCAGGGTTGCGGATGGCGTGAACAGCATGTGGATGGGACCGGAGGTGTGCAAGGTGCGAGGCTATGGCATCCCGTGGACCCCCGACACCATATTGGATTACTTCTCCGACCTTTGTACGTTCTACGACAGGTGGTCTGAACTGCAGAATCAGAAGGGTGCCAATACAAACAACGGCCCACACCAGCGGATGGTGCAGTTGCTTAAGCAGGGCGTTGCCGGTAAGGACATACGTCGCATCATCTACAAGGAGTTCGGTGTTGAATATAGTCGGGCCGCCGTTTCTAAATGCAAAAGTAGACTTGGTTTGATTCCATGATATATCATGTTGACACACTAGAACTGGGAGGTTCCCGATGAGATTCCATTCGTCCACTAAGCGTGTGTTCGTACGCCAGTCGTGGCTGAACGACATGATGCTGTGTCCCGAGAGGGCACGCTTGGGTAAGGTGATGCCGAACATGCGTACTGGTTCGGACGCTACCCTCATGGGTACCGCCGTACACTATGCGATTGAACGCGGCATTAATGACGAGATGCAAGGGCATGACCCCGACAGTTTGTCGGAGATTGCACTCACGAAGTTCGTTGACTTGCAGGCAACGGAAACGTGGAAGGAAACGAACATTGACCCGCAGAAATACGATGCCTATATTGAGTCTATGGTGACCGCATGGCACGACGAGATTGCACCTACGCTGGTGTTCGGCGGGAGGGTGGAGTACCAGTTCGCTTACCCGCTGGGCATTGAGGTGCAAGGATGGTCGGTGTGGTGCGAAGGAACCATTGACTATGTGGACCCGAACGGTGTGGTGTACGACTGGAAAACAGCGAACCGTTCCTATAATGCTAGGGATAAGCAGTCCACTGCGATTCAGCCGACCGTGTACGCTGGTGCTGTCGCATCCATGGGTTGGTCGGAGTGGCCCGTTGACTTCAAGTACGGTGTCATGTTGCGTCAAGAAAAACCGAAGTCGCAGATTGTTTCCGTGTCACGTAATGAGTCGCACATGCGGTGGCTGCGCCACGCAGTACGACCGCTACTGGAAATGGCGATGGCAGTTGGCGAGGACAAAGTGTGGGTGTTGAACGACACAAGCGCACTGTGTTCCGAGCGTTGGTGTTCGTACTGGTCCGTATGTAAAGGTGCTTTTCTGTCACCTGTTGACATGTCGGTACCGGATACTGTATAACTGTAAACTGTCAATAGTAATAACTGTTCTGTTTTGTCCATGCCAATAGTTATTGGAGGATGGTGTTGACAAAGCCGATAGGTGCCCTGTAACTTGGGTACCTATGAGGGACGGGCAGTCACTAGGCTTAAGTGACGGCTACGGCCCGATAAGATAGTGGACCTCCACTGTTCGTCCCTCACACATTCCACACAAACAACACACCAAGGAGGCGTGTTATGAATACCCCAACCAGCAAGGACCAGTCCATCATCACTCAGGTAGCCGCGAAGATTGCGGCTGACCTTACCCCTAAGTCGGACGATGTAATGAAGAACATTTCCGATTGGGTCATGGCGTTTGATGCCTGTGCCGAGGCGTTGCTCGCCAAGGCCATGTACAATGAGGGCCACAGCGCACCCAGCGCACCGGCCCCGACCGCAGACCCCGTTCAGGTGGCAACCGAGCGCATCATGGAAGCGTTCCCGAACAGCACCGTCCAGCAGTTTGAGGTGCGAGTCAAGGGCCAACAGCACGGACCCCTGCCCGAGTGGCTGGCATCCGCATGCCGTGCCAAGGGCGTGACCGAGGTGTGGGACAACCGTGACAAGTTGTCGCAGAACCCGAAGCGTCCGTGGTTCAAGTCCACCACCACCGAGGATGCCTTTTGGGCACCACGCAAGTGAGGTAAAACATAATGACAACCTCCGAGTTCACGGAGCGTTGGGCGGCACTGGGGCGGGGCGAGCATATCGCCCCGCCCGAACCGTCTATACGCACACATAAGTTCTACGAACCGCTGGTGAAAGCGGCTGACGAATACGTACATTGGGCACAACATCCGAACGACCGTATCTATACGGGCTTCAAGGACTTGGACGCGGAGATGCGTGGCATCGCCCCGTCCGAACTATGCCTGATTAACGGGTACTCGCACTCAGGTAAGACCCTGTTCCTGTTGCAGATTCTCGTAGCCAACGCTGACAAGCCGGTAATATATTTCTGTCCCGACGAACCACGCACACTCACGCTCATCAAGTTGGCGTGCGTAATGCATGGTGTGGACGCGAATGACCTAGAGCATAGGATTGCGAACGCTGACCCCAACGCGATTGCGTTGTTGCGTCAGACCGCACAGGACCACTTCCCCAAGTTGGCAGTGTTTGACCAAATGATGACACTTAATGACATGGAGAAAGCCATGGCTGAGGTGTCTGATATGTGGGGCAAGCCTGCGCTTATGGTGTTTGACTATTTGGAACTGTTGCAGGGTGGAGGCGAGGACGTACCGTCCAAAGCAAACACCATCAAAGCGTTCGGCAAGCGTCACAATATACCGCTGTTGGTGTTGCACCAGTCGTCACGCACCGCAGGTGCAGACGGCAAGAAGATGACCATCTCCTCGGGTGCGTACGGTGGCGAGCAGCAGGCCACCCATATTGTGGGTGTGCGGCGCAAGAAGTTTGAGATTGAATCTATGATTCGTGACGTTGAGGAACGCATTGAACGTGCGACCACCAGCACCGAACGGCTCATGGAGAAACTGGACTCCTTGCGTTACGACTTGCGTATCCATCAGAACACGCTGACGGTGAACCTAGTCAAGTGCAAACGTCCTGCGTCCGTCCTGTTGGACGACATGGACTTTGAGATTGAATACGGCACCGGAAGGTTGACAAGGTTGCCTAACGGTGTGCTTCCATGGAAAGCCAGCGACGAACCCGTAAGCGAGGACGACACTGAGCAGTTGTCCATACTAGATGAGGATTGGTGATGAACCCACATTTGTTGGGCCTGTACGTTTCCCTGTTCCGTGGCAGGGGTGATGTGTACGGGCACGAAGAAGGACGGTGCGTCAAGGAACCCTTGACGACCGACATATTCGCCGGACATTTGACCGGCATGACTTTGCCTATTGGCGTATACCCTATTGTGCCTTTGCGCGGCGGCTTCCACGTAGTGTGGGGTTGCTCCGACATTGACATTGAGGCCCTGCCGATGGCGCGCCGCATCCAACATGCGTTGGAAGCGGCAGGCATTGTGTCATGGGTAGAGCGTTCACGCTCCAAGGGCTACCATGTGTGGGTGTTCGCCGCAGGATTGGTGCCTGCGTCAGACATGCGTCGCATGTTGCTACTAGCGCACCAAGTTGCAGAGGTGCCAGCCCGTGAAGTCAACCCCAAGCAAGAGGTGCTGACCGGTGGCAACTACGGCAACTATGTACGTCTGCCCTACCCCAACATCTATGACCTTAGCACTGACAAGCGTAGAGTGCTAGACCAATATGACAAGCCGGTTCCGTTTGAGCAGTTCGTCATGGACGCACACGCCACACGTAACCAGCCCGAGGACATAGCACGCATCGCCGCATTGTGGGTGCCACCAGCACCGACCGTAGCGGTACGCAATCTGCAGGTGTGTGAGTCTGTAGACGAAGCGTTGCGCAAGTTGTCCCCGCTCGGGAAAGTGATATGGCGTGACGGCCCCCTTGAGGGCCGTGACCGTTCATCCACGCTGACCAAGTTGGCACACGAATGTGTGCGTTCAGGTATGAACCCGAGCGAAACCAAAGTGCTGATTACCGACGCAGACCTACGGTGGGGCAAATATCACATGCGCCCCAACGGCGAGATGGAGATTGACAAACTAGTAGTACGAGTCTTTACCTAGAACTAGGAGGCAACTATGGATAACCCACATCACAAATATGAGGACGCTTCTAATACGTGGAGCGAGATTGACTGGAGCAAGGTTCCTGATGCTCCAACATATACGGATAACGTGGAAATCACCAGCACGAAACTGCGCCGGTTGCGCAGGTATCAGGACCGCCACGATTATGCGATGGCACTAGTGCCGTCATGTAAGCGGCTGGGCTACGGCACGAACCCGCGCTGTTTGTGCGGTGACGAATGTCGGCTTGTTGATAGTTACTTGAAATGGAGAGAGAATGACTGGTGAGATTGACACACCGTGGTGGCACCCGATTGAAACGGGTGGCACACTGGATTGCATGCAGTGCCCGTACAACTCGGGCACCAACTGGCGTACTCTGTTTGAGAAAGAGTGTGACCATTATGATGATGCGATTCAGATGTGGCGCGGCACCCGCGAGGACCTCAGGTATGCACACCACCTAGGGGAAATGATGCGTAACGTCATCACGAACGTCTATAGTGGGCGTGGACTCCCCGAGGATGTGGCAGACCTGTTGCATACGTGGGACGAGCAGTTCCGTGGAGAGTGACGACATTGTGACCACACTACGAAACGAATGTCAATGCTCCGATGATTGCAGGGCATCAAACGACCCATGCATTTCCATGCGAGCCGCTGATGAGATTGAACGCCTACGGGATGGCATTTTGAAGTATGTGGCAACTATTAGCGACTGCTATTGCACCCCTGCTATGGAAAGAGATGCATTGGAACTGTTGAAAGGAGTGTGGCGTGGAGAGTGATGACATTGTGACCCGACTACGGGAAAGCATCGCAGATGGCCGTGGTATTTGGGATGGAGACGCAAAAGAAGCTGCTGACGAGATTGAACGCCTACGTGCAGAACTAGTTATGGCTGTGAAATGGCGCGACAACTATAAGTTGGCGTGGCAACGCGGCACCAAACCATTGGAGGAATATGGCAATAGGTAGTGGCGCAGAGATAGGTGTCAAGTTCGGACGTTGGGGGGAGATGACACCCGAACAACAGGACGAATGGTCCCTAGGTTTACGTGCCCGTTTTGGTGACAACCTTCTAAAAGGTTATGCTATATTGGCGTATCCGAAACGATACGAGAACGGGGATATAGATGGCAACACGCAAGAAGAAACACACCTGCGTGATACCACACAAGCCGATAGCGAAGGGTAGGCCACGCCTAGGTCGGCGGGGCCGTGTGTTCACACCACAACGCACACTGGACGCAGAGGCGGCTATCGCCGCGTCGTGGGACGGACCCAAGTTTGAAGGCCCACTGAAACTCAGCGTCACATTCCGCAAGGATGAGATGCTGGTGACCGTGGAAAAGTATCCGGATGGCAAGTCCCCCTTGCGGGGGGATGTTGACAACTATTTGAAAACTGTAATGGATGGACTCAATGGAATCGCATGGGAAGATGACAAGCAAGTGTTCGCCGTTGTTGCGGAGAAAACATGAGTAAGAACCAATCAGATTACGACATTCCGCCCAACAAATATAACTTTCACGAGGACTTAAAGTATGGAAAAAAAGGAGAACAACTTGTTGAATCGTTTTTACAGGCTCTATCAGGCGGCGCATTTGAAGTCAAGACAGACCGCTACCGGAATGGGCGTATGGTGGTGGAAACTATGCAACACCCCCGAAGAAAACTCAACGAGGACGGAACCGAATACTGGAAACCCTCCGGAATCGCAGTAACAAAAGCCGAATGGTGGGTGTACGTGTTCACAATGGACGGCAAGCAGGGCGCGTTCCTGATTGTGTCAGTCCCGCGCCTGAAACGGTACCTCAAGAAACACAAGAACCGTCTACAAGTCATTGACTTTGCGAAGGCTAGTTCTAACCCGTCCAAAGGATATCTGCTGCAACCCGAAGATGTATTAGACCTGACAATCAACCCTGATTATGATGAAGTACGAACCAACAAATAAAGCGGGGACAAGCGAGTACGAACTGTTGATGCAACCGTTCGTGTATGATGACCCCGAAACGTACGAACCCGACTGGGAACTGCTAGAGATTGTCAGCGAAACATTGGAGCAGATGTCCCCGCAAGACAGAGACATTATTGCTGGTGTCTACTACATGCGGATGACGTTTGAAGAACTAGCCGACCACATTGGTACACGCGCCAAGTCTCACGCTTGGCGCAAGCACCGTCAAACATTGGACCGATTCAAAGAAGCCTTAACAACAAACCCACGATACGTGGAACACATTAGGAGACATAATGACAACCTATAGAACATGGGACGAGGGTGCGCTCGGCGCACTCCAGCACCTGCAAGTGTTCGCAGGGGAACTGCGACGCGACGACCTTGTACTCAACGCCTGCTTTGAAGGTTTGGGTGCATACGTTCGTAGCAACGCGATTGACCAAACCAGTTACACCACCGCCGTTGACCTTATTGAACGTGCCGGTATTGCGGCGTTGCACATCCTCGCAGAGGATGGCGCATACGACCGTGACGCTATGCACCGACTGCTGGTCAGCAAACAGCACGACTATGGGCACAAGAACATTCTGCATTTCGGCATCACCGGAGTTGCCGTGCGCCTGTGCGACAAGATTGCACGCATGAACAACCTGCTTGCCCGTGGCGGTGACGCAAAGAACGAAGCGTTGACAGACACCTACACGGACATACTAGGATACGCAGCAATCGCCCTCATGTTGGAGGACGGTTCGTTTGAACTGGAGTTGAAAACAGATGGGTGAACAAATGTACGGAAAAAACCCTGACGCTAAAGCGTTTATCCTTGGGGAAAACACCATCCACATGGACGACAAGTTCGTGCTGGCAACCTTGGTGGCACTCATCTCCATCTTGGAAATGAACAACCCTAACATCAGCGAAGCAATCTCATCCATGGCGGAAACAATCTATGAACACATCAAAGAAGCCGACACTAGTGAACTTGGACAAACTAGAGCAAACCTTAGAGTCATTACTGGCGGAGGCGAAACAGACGAAACTGCCTAACGCCTATGTTGGTGACATTGTGGAGATGCGCAAAGTAATCAAGATGATGCGAGCGAATCGTGGATGAACAACCGCTACCGTTCAACCCCGACGACCTCGCAGAACTAGAGGCACGGTTCGCCCGAGTCACCAGCGACGAAGAAGAAGGCTACAGTGTGGAGTTGATTATGTCACGGGCGATGGCCCGAGACATGCTGGAAAACTGGTTCTCCGCACTCATGGGAGTACCCGAAGCAATCAGCCGCGTATTCGTAGAGTACGCCCACATCATGTCCAACATCATGCTCGCCGTCCAAGAGGACGACCGCGACCTACCCTAGGCGTTTGTCAATCGGAGTGGCATTACGCCACGCCGATTTCGTGGTTTCAATATGCAACCACTTAGCCCACGGCTGCCCCATCCCCGTAGTAGGAGAATCAGGCTGAGACTTCCAGCCACCCTCATCGGGGGCGGGGCGAGTGGACCGCCAAATCGTACCACCATAATAGTCGTGGATAGCCTGAATACCCAACTCGTCAGAGTGCTTGACCAGCCAGCGGATAGCCGCCTGACCCTCGCGCCGGTTCTCGTACCGCCAATCCCACGCGGCACCAAACGAGTGCGACGACATGCTGTCCCCGCCCCTAATAGGGCGAATACCAAACAAACCAAGGTTTGTTCCACCCCAACGCTTCATCACATAATCCTTGAGAGCCATCAAGTTCGGTGACGCTTTACGGAACCGAACCTTGTCGGCCTTGGTGGCGTTCTGCCAGTTGTAGAAATCAGTTGTGTTCACAGCCATAATGTCTCCTAATCATTCGGGGGAATCAAACCCCGCTCCTCAAGAACCTTCGCAAACTCCCTAAGTGCGAACTGTCGGTTAATCGCTTCACCTCTCTGCTGTTGTTCCCCCACCTTACGGACAGGAACACCAATCCAGTTAGCAATACTAGAAAGTTGACGTTCGCCATACGATGCTTTGCCTCCAGCAACACCTCCACTGAGACGCTGAGCCTGCGCAAGCGGAGGAAGCATGGCGTTCGGCGCATACTGCGCCTCGCTAGAAATAAGCAGTCGCCCATCCTTGTCGCGCTTACCGATGGACTCAATCCCAAGGGCGTTCGCTAGCCACGCAATCGCGGCATCAGTGCCCTTGGCTTCCTCATATTTGTCGGTGAACGGGATGTCCGTATTGAACTGTTTACCTGCGATGATTTCCAACGGAACCTTAGCAATCGGTGTCACCATACCCAGTAGTTTCTGCGGGTTAGCGAACTGTGCGGCCTGCCCCTCAAGACGGTTAAACGGCAAGTCGGGTGTAGCGACCCACCCGCCACCGATACCGAGAGCGTTCATGTCACGCATCCACTGCGGGAGGAACAGGTCGGCATCCGGAGGAAACTGCTTTTTGATTTTCTCATGCGTCGCGTACACGCTTGGACGCGACCACTGGTTAGCAATCTGCAACGGCACATTACGGGTGGACCAAATCCAAAACGGCACCCACTTCTTAGCCTTCTCATCCAGCGCAGACAAGTCGCTATAATCAAAGTGGTACCGCTTCACCCGCGCCAACGCTTGGTCAAACGTCATGCCTTGTTCCAGCGACTCCAACGCCAGCGGCATACGAACCGCCATCTCGGCACGTTCGTTCAACTTGCGGAAAAACTTGGTGGCCTTATTGTTGATTGCCCGTTCAGCCCACGTAGCACCAATAATCGGTTCAGCCAACTCGTCCACCTGACCACCCGACGATGCGGCGGCAACCTTACGCGCCTGCTCTAGCAACATGCGCTCTGCCTCAGGGAAGTCATCCAGCCACTGGGCACCCTTCTTCTCAATAGCGAACATGGCTTTCGCACCACGAACAATATTTTCGGTAGTAACACCAGCAATATAGTTGTTCACCGTCGCAGACATAGCATTACGTACCACAAATCCCGTAGACATCATCGCATACGTTTTGAAGAACCGCATATACCAGTCATAGCCCTTGGCAAACTTTCCTTGTTCTGCGAGATTGCGCAACTTCAACAGATTTGGTCGCCAGTTGTCCAACAGTTCCTGCGGAACCTGAACCCCCAACGCCTCAATCTTTTCCCACCCATCAAGAATATCGTCAACCATCTGCCCACCAAGGATTCCTTCCTTGGCGGCAGTCAACTGTGCTGCACTCGCAGGGATTTCTTGCGTGGACAACCAAGCCAACTTCGCTTCATCAGCATGCAGAATCGTTGTCAACGCCTCGTACGCACGACGCTCCGCGTCGGGCAATAGACCCATGCTGTCAATAGACTGCTTGACCCTGCGCTGCCAAATACGGGTTTCTTCGGCAGCCGCTCCACGCGGCGGCCTCAGTCGCATAATCTCCTCAAGGTTTGTCACCTCATTACGCAACAGTTCACCGGTAACATCGTTCCAGTTCTTGAGAGCAATCTGCTGGTCCATCAACATAGCCAGCCGTTCCTCATATTTCATCTGACGCTTAAGCAAACGCTCCGCCGCCGCACCAGCCTTTGCCTCAGTACGCGCAATCTCGGCAAGCATCCGCTTCTCCGCAGTAGAATACTTGGCATCTGCTTTCGCCAGCATCTTCTGCGCTTCCTCCCGACCAACACGCACACGCTTGCCATCAATCGTGATACGCAACTTGCCTGTCTTAAGATACTCGTCCATCAACTGTTCAGTCTTAGCGACGCGCTTCGCGGCGGCAGACGACATACCAGCCAACTGCCCCCGCGTCTTTCGTGCCTCGGACTCCAGCGTTTGACGGCTCGCCAAACCCAACTCTGATTCCATCAACTGGTCGGCAGTAGCCACCATTTCCATCTGAGCATTAAGGCTCGCAGTCTCATAATCAGAGTTTACAATGGAACGCACAAACGACGAGTCGGCTGTGCGTTGCACAATATCCTGCGGATTGCTCGGGACACCGACCTCAGGCAGTTTCTGCCCATACTTGGGGTCCAGCAGAACCGAAAACACCTCATCACCGCTGTCGTAAATACCGTCAGCAATAGCCCTAGGAGCAATAACACCAACGCGCCCATCGTTCATCAAGTGCGCACCAATAATGTCGTCAACAATCTGACGGGCAACTTCGTCCGACCCCTCATACGAATAGCGGCTAGCCACACCACGGAACGACTCATTCAAAGCATTAAACGCATCCTCAATAACCCCATGCGTAATGCCCCCGTCCGGAATAGGCATCTCATTCAGGAAGTCCAACGTCTGAATCAGTTGCGCTTCCTCCGGATACATGTCAACAAACATCGGGTCCAACTGGCCTGTCTGCCTAAAGTTCACGAACTCCTCGTAGAACACCTGACCATCCATACCGGCGTTGTCCATAGCCACCCGAATATAATCAGGCAGATACTCCTCACCGAACAAACCACGGAAATCCGCAGGGCGACGCAAGTCAATCAAAGCGTTCTCGTTCGGAGCCTGAACAGCAATATACTGTGGGTTGTTCAGCGAACCCTTATCGGGGATGGTGTCCAGCACCTTGTATGGTGCCACCCCGTCAGGGAGTGGCACCAGCGCATCCTCAACACCATACACCAGTCCATCAGGTGCATACGTGGCCTTGGCCCTAGCCTCAGCCAACGCCTCAAACCCAGCCAAGTCATCTTCCAGTTTCAACTGTGCAGAAATCAAATCGTCCCGCGCATTATCAAACTCGCGGGTCGTGGGCAGTTCATCCAACTGCTCACGAATAGAGTTCAAACGGGCACGCACCTCCCGCACCTCGCGTGCGGCAGGAATCCCCTGCTTCTGCAAAATCCGTTCAGCAAGGACATTCACATCATCAGGAATATTCTTTGCCTTCGGATACATTACTGCATAAATCTTCTTAAGTTCAGCCGACACAGCCAACTCCGTAGCATCGCCCTTTTCAAGAGCCAACTTCAACCGCTCACGGAACCGCACCAGTTCCTTGTGGGCAACAGAGAAGTCTCCGCGCTGCTGCGCAGTCTTAGTTGCGGCAGTGGCACGCACCGACTGCAACTCTGCATCCACCTGCTGCAACAGCACCTGCACCTTGGCAATCTCATCAGCAGTCATCTTCGTCTGCCTTATATTGCCATCCAATACCTGCTTAGCCAGCGACTGGGCACGCTGCGCGAACCGTTTGGTTCCGCGCTGAGCCTGCGCAATACCAGTATTAACTTTTGCCTTCAAGATTTTTTCGCTACGCAACAACTTCTCATGCGCCTTCGCCAGTGTAGCCACCAACTCCTTGTCAGGCACAGCCTTCTGAATAACAGGCTTCATCGCTTCGGGACCAAAGTCCATTACGCGCCGCGCCCAAGCCTCGCGGCCCTTCGCAGCAGCCATAGAATACGCATACGAATCTGCAATAGCAGGCAAACTAGTGTCAAACCATTCCTTCACACCAGTCTTTTCATATGCAATCTTATTCAAACCATCAATCGTTGCCTGCTCAGGAGTCAAATCCTTGACACCCATAAACTCACCACCGACACGGGCCTTACGGTAACGGGCGGCACCCACCGCGCTAGTCAGTTCCTCAACCGACAAGTCATCAGGGTTCCACTTTGTGGACGACACATTCTTCGGGGAGAAAATCCACCGCCGCGCCTCATCGGTAATCTTGTGGTGAATATAATCATCTACGAAAGCAATCTCTTTAATGTCGGTACCATAATCAATACCAAACTTTCGGTACACATCATTAACACTTTCACGCATCCGATTCTGCCAGCCTCTAAACTGGTCAGCAAACGCCTGCACCTCGGGCGTAGCCGCGTCATAAAACGCTGGCGACTCCACAGCACGCCGCACATCCTGCGAAACCCCCGCCTTATCAATGTCGTCAACAAGTTGACGCACCTCAAAAGCATTGTCCTTGTACGCCGTATTCTTCACACCCTTGAAATAGCCTGCCGCGCTATGAGCGGCGGCAACCTTCACAACCTCATCGTCCTCAATGCCAAGGTCGCGGCCCAAACCAGCGGCAACGCTGGCACGTGCCGACTTCGGAGTGAAAAACTCCAACGCTTTCGGAGACACACCATAAACAGCGTCACCAATCTTCGTACGCGCACCCACAAACGGAGCAGCCGCAACCTCGGCTGCCTTATCTGTATTCGGAATCACCTTCCCAGCAAACTTGATACCAGCCTGCAAACCCTCAGCATCCCGAATCTCCTTCGGAATAGCCCAAATACCATAGCGTTCAATATCATCCAGTTTTCCAGCCAACTCCGGATACAGATTACGCATAGCAGTAGTAGCAAACTTGTCACGCAACGCACGCCGACCCACAGCACCAGCAAAACCCGACGCGCCCAACGTCACATACGTCAACGGGTCAGTTACAACGTCCGTCACCAACTGTGCTGGAGTATCAATCCACTTAATACCAGTCTTATACTTCGGGTCCTTAAACACGCCCCAGTTCGGGTCATTAGCCCTACGCCAAGCCTCCTCCGCGCTGGTCCAATCCAAGTCCTTCCAATCAGTACCACCAAAGGTAAACTCGGCTATATTTCCAGCAGGCTCCGCAACAAACATCGCCGCAGACTGCACATACCTACTAGCCTGAGACAACGTGTCACCAACAGTAGCCCCACCACTAAACGGAATCTCCGTGCCCAACACCTCGGCAACAGGTTCAAACACCGGACCCAAAATATTTCGCTTAACAAAACCCCACACACCCTTAGACGTATCAGGCTTCTGACCCTGCTCAGCCAACTGACGGGCCTGCTTCAACAACTCCTCGGTATTACCCTGACCGCGAGCAATACGACTAGAAATAGTAGCCAGCGACTTGCGTAGTTCTTCCTGCTCCTGAGAGAAAGAAGTTTTCTGCGTAGACTCACTGCCACCATAGTTCACGCCCTTGACGGAACCCATCAACTGCCCCTGCGTTGTCCCCGCCATTGGCTTCTTGCCGCCAGCATACCCCTTAGAGGTGACACCAAGACCAGTTTGCTGTGTACCGCCGCCCTTCGGGGTCGGCGGTTTACCAGCATTAGAAAAAGGAGAACCGTAAACGGCCATTCAACTACCCTTCAACAGATAAACGTGTAGCAATCTTCGGCAACAACTTCTTAATGGACTCAGTATACGGCGTGCCCTTAGCACCAGCCTTCTTCTTAGCCATCTCAAGAAAAGCCTTTTCAAACAGTTTCCTATCAGATTCGGCTGCCGCAATACTTTGCTGCAGCCGCTTATCCGACTTCACACCACCGCGCTTATACCAATCAGCCAAACCAGCAGAAGAAACCTGAGCCTTGTTCTGCTCAAACTCCTTAGACTTATACTTCTCACCAGCCATACGCTTAGCGATGCTTTCAAATGTTTCAGTTGGTGCGGGGACATCAGCCAACTCGGGCAAACCAATACGGTTACGCAACGCAGCAGCAACAGACGACTCGCCCTGACGGACACCCAACTCTTTACGCTGTTCCTGAAACGCCTTGTAGTTGCGTTCCATATCACGCCGCTGAACCTCGGCGTTCTTGCGTTCAACTTCTAACTGGCGATTATACCACTTAGGGGCATCCTCTTTTAGTTTGTCAAGAATCAGATACTTCGCACCCTCGTCAATCCCATACGACTGGATAACAGTCGGGTCAGAAAAAAACGTTTCAATCTCAGCCACACGAATGGGGTTATTGCCAGCCTCAGCAACACGGGCAAAATAGTCGGCAGCCAAACGGCGTGCCGGTTCCTCCATCTGCGCCCACTGATAATCAATCTCATTAATCTCAGGCTCACTAGGAGAACCCGACGGGTCATACCACAAGTTCTCATTAAACCTATCCAACCCCTCGGCGGCAGTACGTGCAGTACCGCGAACTTGAGAGAACACCTCAGGGTTCTTAACCATTACTTCAAGCAACTGACGCTGGGACAAACCGGCCTCATCAACAAGCGTGTTTATGTCGCCACCTGCCATGAGGTAGCGCATAATCTGCTCATAGGTCAAGTTATTCTTTTTAGAAGCCATTACTTTTTACCTTTGGACTGCTTCTGTTTCGGCTTAGGCTTTGACTTTGTTTTCGGCGGCCCATACTGCGCCGCTGTCTGCGCACGCTGCGTAGCAGCACCAGTCAACCCACCAATCAGTGCCTCAAGTCCCTGATTCAACAGCCCCTGACGAACTTCCTCAACACCAACATTTGCTCCAGCACGTTCGCGTGCAAGGTCTGCAAGCCCACGCTGCTGGTCAACAGCAAACTGTGAACCAAGCCGTGCCCGTTCCGCAGCCAAATCAGACAATAACCCCTGAGCCTGAGAACCAATAGCCCCCTCACCAGCCATCCTCTGCAAAGCCAACTGCTGCAAAGCCCTAGACTGAGAAATACCAACATCGCCACGCGCAGCGGCCTGCATAGCCTGCTGCGCCTGATTCAACTGGCTAGCAGAACTACGCGCCATCTGAGCCAACTGACCAGCCAACAACGCATCCTGAGCAGACTGCGCCTGACTAGCCTCGCCACTAGCACCAAAACCTTGAATGGAATCCAACAGCGGGTTTGCCTGAGTTGCCAACTGCACAATCGGAACATCTGAATAAGCCTGCGCTGCTGGGATGCCAGCCAAAGCCTGCTCTGTCGCCGTATTGATAGTCCCCACATTTCCCGTATATTGCTGCAGCAACGCCTCCATCGCAGCCTTACGCTGCGCCTCAATGCTGCTCTCGGCCTGAGAAAAATACGGATTATATGCAGCCATAGCCTGCTCGGGAAGCCCACGAAGCATAGCCTCCTGTTGAGCAAACGCCGGTTCATACATACCCTGCATCGCAGCCGCCTGCTCACCAGCACGCTGCTGGTACAAGCCCTGAGCCTGACGACCAGCCTGACCCAACTGGCGGCTAGCCTGATAACCACGCTGAGCCATCGTCGCATCAGACGGTTTAGACGCTCCACCGCCACCGCCAACACCCCACAAAGACTCCCAATCAAACCCAGCACCAGCAGTGTCACCAAACATTTGATTATACGCTTCTTCGCCAGCAGCAGCCGCAGGATACTTGGGAACAACAACAGGTGCATTTACTTGAGCAGAACGAAAACGCGGGTCCACCAAACCCTTAGTGCCCTCGGGCTTATTCACCCACTTTTTTGCGTTAGGGTCCCAATAGCGTGCCATACTAATACCTGCCTTGTTCCATCAGTAAGCCCCCAAACTCTTAAGAGTAGAGGCACTATTGATAATGTCCATCTGCTGTTGCATCCGCAAAGCAGTCAAAAAGTCCTCAAGTTCAGCCTGTTCCCCAGCCTCGCGCATGGCAATAGAGTTCAACTCCTCCTGCATATTCTGAGTTTCGGCACCCAAATCACGCTGCAGATTCTCCGCATACCGAGACAAACCACGACGCATAATGCCCGACTGGACCGACGGGCCGCCAAGGCCCCGTCGCCCATACCCCGACAAAACCTGACCATAACCCTCTTGATACTGTCGTTCAATATCAGACAACTTGCGTGTGCCACGCTGTTGCCCATAGAAACTAGCCTGCTGATTAGCCAACGATTGAGACAAGCGGCGACGTTGCGCCCCCGCTTCCGTATACATAGCCATGATTACCTCACCCTAGATTTGTTAGTCATGTCCCCGCCACCAGTACGCGCCTTCAAGTCATCAATCTCTTTATTCAATCTCGCAAACTCTTGCGAGATTGAACGAAATATCTGTTGCAACGCCAAAGCATCAGAACCCTCTAGCGTGGACAAAAGCGGAGTGAACCAATCAGCCATATTCTTACAGTTTGATAATATAGTTAACAACAATATACGGCTGCAAAATGTTATGCGCTTGACCGCTACCAATAGGGCCAGTTGAACCAGTCACATCGTGAGAGTGCGCAAGGTTAGCATCGGCAGAGGAGCCAGTAAAACCATGGTCGTGGCTTGAACCTTGAGTATTAGTTGTTCCACTTCCTGTGTGCCTATGCAGTCCATTTGTTGATGTGATAATGTTGCCTTCTCCCCCCTGATATGGGGCAGAAGAAGCAGCATCAACTGCGTTGATGGCATTAACAATAGTAAAACCAGCACCGTGTGTATGATTTCCATTGTCTGTAGTTTCAAAAGAATAATCATGCGTATGCGTTCCGCCAGCGGTAATATCATAAGTACCAACACCATGCTGGTGATTTCCAAGTTGTGAGTTTGTGGCAAGGGTGCCATCGCCGTGTTGGTGGCTCGGGAGTTGTGCTTCCGTCAATGTATGTGTTTCCGCTCCACCTGTCGCCGCAAGTGAAGCAAACGTGCCGCTAGCGGCCTTACCAACAGGAACACGACCAGTTAGAATCGGCACACGGAATGTTCCAGCGGCAGGCGCAGCCTGACCGCCAGCAGTATTATAGGTAGAACCAATCACCGCATAAAGTGCGGCATACGTTGTCTGCGACAACGCCTGCCCATCGCACATCACCCAACCAGCAGGAGCCGTAGCACCGGCATATTGCACAATACTACCAGTTGGAGTCAGCAACTGAACTGCGCTTGTAGCCAACTTGTCGCTAGTGATTGCGCCAGTGTCAATGTTGCTACCGTCAGCCAAACCTTCTGAAAAAGTTTTGACAGCAGTAAAGTTAGTATTCATTTCCGACGCAACAATAGGTGTTGCGTCAATAAACGAATAAGGAATAGTCAAAGTAGCCATTAACCGGTAACCCTTCTTGAGTTGAACTTATATCCGATACTGTTGATTCCCCACGCCTGAGAAGGCTGCCCAGTGAACTGCAACTGAATAGTCTTAGCCAAACCAAGGTTTTTCCCACGTTTAATAATAGAAGAAGCAGTACCCGACGACCAAAAACTAGAACCCCACAAACTGGAACCCCACAAACCCAAAGAAGTTCCACCCTGAATCAGATTGAACTCGCGTCTAAAGTTCTGTTCAGTCTCATTAAAGTCATGGTAAACCTTGACATTAACGGCCTGAGGAACTTCCGCCTCCTTCATCACAATCTCGGGGCGACGAAACATCTTCTTCTGCATATATGAGCCACCATCAAACCACTTCGTCCGATAGTAACTGGTGAACCCCGCTTCTGTCCCCGCTATATTGTCGCTAGCAAAATCGTACTGGTCAACATTCAACACACGCGGCAGCGTGGGATGAATCATTAAACGGTACTGCACATTATCTGTTGCCCTAAAGTTACAACCAGCAATAACACCATAACCATCTGCTGTTTGAAACATGGTGTATGCCCCCAACGTGGGGTCAAACACCAAGTTAATCGTTGGCTGCACAGGGAGCGTACCAGTCGTACTATAAGGCAGGGACAACCAAACGCGGCCTCCTACCCAAGAAACACTGATTCCATCAGGGTCGCTAGCCGACACGTACCCCAAGTCAATAATAGAACGGACATTTGCAAAAGCGTCCGTGATACTATTGCCGTCTGTGAAAAACAAGCCGCGACCAAGAGAATAAAAATATATTCCAGTGTCAGTAGTGCAGATTGCATGATGGCTTTGGCAACCCAAAGAACCACTAAGTTCAATCACCTGAAAGTTAGTGTCGTCATACCCATAAAGCAGGAACGTCGCATTAGGCTTGAAGATAACCAACTGACCGTTAGCAACAGCCATACCTTGGATGCCTTCTCCACCGGCAGCAATATCAATATAATCCTCGGCTCGCCAGTTATCAGGAATAAACTCATGCGACCAACGAATACGATTCGGGTAAGCGATACCACCTTCGGTCGTATTTGCGGCAAACATCTTGTTTGCATGAACAGTCAAATGTTCCGCTTGAGGAATCTTACCAGCACCCACACTAGGTGTACCCAGCGTCTGCTGCCATGCATCAGGGTTAGTGCCACTAGCCGTTAGCGGCGTAGCGTAAACATCGCTAGTTCTCCAACGGTATCCGCCAGCAGTGGCAGCAGAACCAGTAGCAATATAAAGAAAGTCACCCCACGCAGCCATACACGCACCATGAGGACTATTCGCTGTTACATCCGTAGGAGTACCGGCATTATTCCACTGCAACTTAGAAAAGTTAGAACCAGTAGACTTATAGACCTTCGTCAAATCAGTTAGCATCACATGCGGAGTAGTCCCGTAGAATGGAGTCAACTTCTGCGGGGTCCATGTGCCACTAGCAATAACCGGTGTAGAGTTAATGCGCTCCATTCCACCGCGAGAAAACACACCACCACGCGGGTCAATCTCAACATTCAACATCTTGGGAGATTCGTTGTCAGCCAACTGAAACTGGTCCGACCTCAGGTTCAACCCGCCCGTAAAGTCCTGCTGCTGAAAAATGTTGATACTAGCCATTACTGCCCCAGCGTACGACCAAGGTTCTGCAACCAGCCTTTATAGGTAGGGCGACCAGTAGTCGCCCCATGAGACATAATCAACGGTCCATGGCTAGTAGGCTTCTGAATATTATTAGCAGCCAAAGCGACACCTTCATCAAATGACTGCTTATAGACGGCAGACATCTGAGCATCCTCTAACTGTTGGTATACACGCGAAACAGCGTAATATACCAGCGGGAAATGCAAACTAGGATGAGCGTCAACCTCATCATTCAAACCAACCCAGTCAACAGGTTCACGATACCCGCGGCAAGTCATCTGCCGCGCCGTATTCGGCTTCGGATACAAATGAATACGGTCATTCCACACCGAATAAAACAACGGGTCGCCAGCCGTATCATAAGAACCAATGTAGGTGCCCTCAGCCTCCTCGTAACCTACCATCTCAAGTCGGGCACCCACACCAGTATTATCCACAATAGAAACAACCTGAGAAATCGGGTCAATCGTAAACGACGAAATCACATACGCACGAACATTAGGTGTAGTCGTAAACGTAAACGATGTTTCCAACCAAGGCCACCGCTTATTAATATCCAAAATCCTGTAGTAGCCGTCACGAATATACAGATTCAGCAGGCTGTCAGGAAGGTCCTCAGTATCCAAATCCACAATCTGACGGACAGTTTCCCGCAACTGGCTAGCGGTCATCTTAGCGTAAGCCATCAGTCACCCTCCGGTTCTTCCTTGTCCACGCTAACAACCTCAGGTTTAAACTTGCGGATATGGCCCATGCAGTATTCCGTGCCCTTGGCGCGGATACCCTCACAGGTATCCTCGTTTGCGGAACACTTATTGCCGCGCCCCACATAGGGGGCGGAACCAGTAGCGATACGGGAACCGGCTGTAGGCGCAAGCCGTATGCCGGTTACAGGGGCACCGTGGTATGCGTGGGCGGGGACAGAACCTTTAATACTCATCAATAATACCCCAAATGTTCCTTACTTGCCCTTCATTTCTTCATACCCAGTCTGAACACGCTTAGGCTCAGCACGCTTCATTCGGGTATCAACAGCCTTCTTCTGCATCGGAATCAACACATTCTCTCGCACATTCTTAGCAATCCTGCGGAGAGCAACCTTTTCTGCCGTGGTTTCCGCACCATCAATCATCGTCTTGAGTTGCTTCTCAATATCTTGGATTGGCTTAAGGGCAACTTTGGCGTTCTTTTCCATTTTAATCAGACCCCTAATAAGAGAGTCTAGTTCGGAACTGCCACGGGCCAAAGTCTGTTTATCTATTTCCAAAGCCTCAAGCAAAGCATCAGCCTCGCCAGCAGGTTGCGCTGGCCTCGGCAGCGCGTAGTTATCCGCCCCATACCGTGGCCCACGCTGGGCTGGGTCAACAGAACGGGTTGCGCCGATATCCTCAAGTGGCGACTCAAAAGGTCTATTAACTTCGCCGGTAGCAGCATTAATAAACCCGCCACGGTTACCCTGAGCGATTTCCTCACCACGAATAGCCATACGACGCAGCCGCGCATCGTTAGCCAAATACGGGTTCAACGCCCCCGACTCAAACGCTTCAACCTCAGCAGGCATAATGCCGCGCAACTGCTCCAACGCCTCAGCCCTCAAACGCTCCTCGGTTCTAGCGGCAAGTTCCTTAGCCTCGCGCTCTGCTTTCTTCTGAGCGGCAACAAGTGCTTTCTGCCGCGCAGCACCAGTCAACGACTCGTCAATAACAATATCGTCGTAAATCCTAGGTTTATCATTAAAACTTTTAAGAATATTCTCAGGATTAAAAACAACATCCATCATGGTAGCAGGTACAATATTACCTGCCTCATCCAACTTATATCCGAACTTCGCAGGAGGTTCAGGTTTAATCTTCTTGGCAGCACCCTTTAATGCTACTTCGGCAGCATCATCAACAACACCACCTGCAGCAGACTTTAATGCAGCCTTAGCCGCATCGTCAGCCACGCCACGAGCAGCAGACTTCAATGCTACTTTTGCTGCATCATCAGCCATACCAACGCCGGGGAATAAAGCCATCGCAGCCAATATAGGATTCTCCAACCCACCCTGACCACGGACCATATTCTCAATCTCACGCCCAGCCAAAAGATTATCCGTCAACCAGTCAGTAGCACGCTGCGGATTTACAAAAGTCTTAGCAACCTCATCGGGGTTTTCCATCGCCCAACGCACGGGGTCATACGTAAGCCCTTTAACCATATTGCCACCGAAGTCAGCAACCCGACCAAAGTTATCAGCAGCCGTAGAAGCAACACCGCCGATGATGTCCCCGCTAACGTCAACCAAAGCATCCAGCCACGAACGACCCTTCTTCTTTTCCCCAACCTTATTGCGCTCACTGGGGTTCCGCGACTGTGCCATAAACATCCCCTATAAAACAGAAATGGTGGGGGGCTTACTCCCCCCACCATTATCCGTCATGTTCCCCGTTCTAAGGGAACGCTGAAACTACGCCGTCTTAGCGGTCAACTTGCCCTGCTTCTTACGGTTGCGGCAGGTCAGGTTACCGTAGCACATGATGAGCGCGTACTGCGCGTCCATGTTCTCCGGACGGACGAACTCGGTCTGCGAGAACCACTTGCCCGAGTGACCGACGAGGGTCAGGTACTTGCTATTCAGGAAGAACATCGTACCAGCGGGGCAGTGGACATCGTAGGTCACCGGAGCAGCCTTGAACAGCAGGTTCTGAAAACCAGCATCTGCAGTCTTGGTGTCGGTGTAACGCAACTGCGGCTGCAGCAGGGCCTCATACTTCTCAAACAGGGTCTGAGTCGTAAGAACCATGTCGGGGTGGTCGTTGCCGACCGACACCGTGTTGTATGCCGTAGCCATCTGCGCAAGCGTGAGGGCACCAGCGGTGTTTTCCTCATACGAACGCCACCAAGTGTTGTCGGAATCCGACGAGTCAATGCCACCAACGGTGTTGCCCGACTCAACGAGGTTTCCGAGGCCGTTCCAGTTCTTGCCCGAGTTGCCGGTGCCGTCACCGAAGAACATTTGGTTGAAACCTTCACGCATGGACTCCTCAGCCTGCATAATCTTGGCTTCAAGGAGGTTGATGATTTCGGCTTCGCCGTTGTTCTTCGCTTCCTCAATGCCGGAGATGGCGATGGATGCAGCGTACTGCTTCCAATCGTACTCGGCAGCCGAGATGCCACTCTGAGCAGTCAGCGAGATGGTGTCATAACCGGAGTACGAAGCAACCGTGGAGTTCTGACCATAGACCAGCGGCTCCACAATCTTCGTGCCACCGTCCAGCATGCGGATGCGACCCTTATCCATGAGGAAGTAGGTCAACGGGCGTGCCGTGAACACGTTGTCGGTCAACTGGTCGCGGTAGTTCGCAAGCGTAGTTGAAAGAAGGGTATCAAAGTTAGAGTTTCCAGCAGCCATTATAGGCTCCTTTCTAGGTTAAAAGTTTGCGTTGAGTTGTTCCTTAGCAGCAGCCCAAGCATCACGAATAGACCGGATAGGTTCAGCCTGCTGAACAATCCCAGCACCACTAGCACTAGAACCGCCAGCAACAACTGCTGCACCACGCTTAGCATCCACAACCTGCTGCTCTGCAGCAGCCTGTCGTGCCTGTGCCTGTTGCCTCAGTTCCACTTCACGCATAATCTTGTCAAACGCAATCTGCTTGTAAACCGCTTCAAGGTCGGTGGTGTCCATCCGGAGTGCAGTAGTCACCACCTCAGAAGGGTCAAAATCAGGATACTTATCTTGCAAACGAGAAATCTCGCGCTCAACTTGCTGCTGAGCCTGATACTCCTCAAACTGTGCAAGACGCTGGTCCAAGTTGCGGTACTTAGCCTCAACAGGGTCCAACTCCTCCTGTTCCATCATCATGCCATCCATCATGTCGGAAGCGGCTTGACGGCTAATGCCGTAATGCCGCGACAACAAGTCAATCGTGGCAGCAGGGTCCCTATCAAGTGCAGTCTGCAAAGCACTAGCGAACTGCATCTGCTCTCGCTGTTGTGCTAGTTCCTGCGTCTTTCGGGTATAATCTGCTTGACGCTGGTATCCGGAGATAGCCTCAGTCAAAGGAATATACTGTTCCTCGCCGTCAATCTTTACAGGCACCTTGTATGTGCTGTATTCCTCAACGGGCAAAATAGGTTCAGAACCTTGACCCAATGTGTCGCTTGCTACTTCGGTTGACCCAACGGGTTCCGTATCAACGACGTTTGCGATGTCCTCGCTCATTATGTTTTAACTCCTAGAGTCCTAGAGTGGTTGCTCTACCTATATATAAACC